ACCTCAGCGCGACCTTGAAGTCGGTGTATTCGTACTGAATCTTCTGCAAGAATCAAGGAGTCTTTTGTCTCCTCAAGTTTCTTACGAAACAAATCCAATAGAGCACCGTGTTCTTCTAGCTTGCAACGATATAACGCTTGCACATGCTGTCGATCGGGCTTTTGGCCTATAAAAATCTTCATATGTTGATTTTATACCACTGCTTTTTTAAACAGTCAACAAAAGTTTTTAAATTCCGTTAGGACGTGGTGACATCATGTTACCTTCGCGTCCTCCTACTTGACTTCCATCAGGTAGCGTATTTTGGGGAGCAGGGCCTTGCGTCATACCGGGAGCGCCCGGTGCGCCACCCTGAAGTTCGCCAGCAATTATGGCTAGCTGTTCTTGAAGCTGCGCGTTTTGCTGCTGCAAAGTTTGCATCGCTGTCAGCGTAGGACGATCAGGAACAATGCGGTTGACGTTGCCGCTTAAGTTGCGAGCCTGCTCGCGCAGGAGCTCTGCTGCCCCGTCCATACCTACGATCTGCTGAGCCACTGGGCTGTTAAGCACCAGAGTCAGGAACTCGTTGCGACGGATAGCTTCGGCTTCCTTGACCACCAAACTGTTTGCGCCTTTGGCCACGGCCTTGACGTCGCCAATCAAGTCTGGGTCTTTGCTGTAACGCAAATTGTCTTGATACAAACGCTCAATTGATGGGACGATGACAGAGCGGTCAATGTTGCTAATAACCTGCTTGATGCCCTTACCAGCGTTAGAAATTAGCATAGACAAACCAGATGATGTACGTCCTGCACCGGGTGTGTTCTCACCAGTCATGTAACGAGGAATCATTGTGTCTTCGTCAGCGCGTGCGGAGAACTTCTCAAACACTGCCATCAGCTCATTGGCATTACTGTTGGGCTGATAAAACGTCAAAGGCTGAGAGCCGTCGTTAAATTCAGAACTCTGGAATTGCCAGATTTTCCATGGGTGCATCTCAGTGATATCTTCGCCGGGCGGCAAGCGTGAAACATTCACACCGACCTGTGGGCCAGAAGAAATACCCATGTTGTTTGCTAAAGCGCGGGCTGAAGCGTTTACCATGTTCTGGGAATCACGGCACAAGTCCGCAACGCCTTTACCAGCAACGGCTCCGGGCACTTTCTCGTATGAAGTAACGTAGTATGGCTTGCGTCCCAGCGGATCATAGTTGAGCACAGCGCGAATGACTGTAGAGCCTACTAACCACACTTCGCATGGATAGTTTAGATCAGCATCAGGAATCTCTTTTGCAGACAAGCCCCAAGTGAGTAAGTCACTGCCTTTTACACTGTCCCACATCTGCAAAGCATCAATCAGATCAGTTGTAAAAATAGTCTGCGTAGTGTCTTTGCCTTCAGCTGTAGCCTGCGCGCTATCTGTCCACAACCATTCGTTCAAGTTGCCGGAGTCAAAGTCTTTGAGCACGGCGCGGATCGCGTCGTCGTTGTACCCGGGCACGCCCATCAGAGCCTGCAAGTCTTCACGCGTCATGCGGTGACGCTCAACAATAAATCCTTCCTGTACATCCGAGCACCATGGAGCCCAGTAGAACATGAATGGATCAACGCGCTCCCACTCGTTGGTAATTTCTTCAGAGGGCGCAAGTTGCCCGTTCTGCCACGCCAACGTCTTGCGTTTACGTTTTACAGGTCCTTTAAGAACGGCATACGGAAACGTAACAACGTCGTCAAGAAATGTATTCAGAGCATCTGTCCAACCACCTTCAATGAGTTGGTCTTCCATCTTCAATTCCATGCGGTCGACACGCTCATTAGCTTCTTCGCGCAAGCGGCGCATAGCAGAGTCTTTCATTTGCTGTGCGGTTTCACGAAGCTGGTTCGGATCAGGAATCTGCCCGCCCTGCTCCATCATTGTCTGCAGCTGCTGCTGCATGCTAGCCATCAATTCTGCAATCAACTCAGGTGGCAGCGTTGGCTCTGGCGTTGCCTCAAGACTCCAAGGCTTATCAGTACCTGTACCAAGCAAAGTATCACGCAGCCAGCTTGTAGCAGCGCGGCATTTTACAGAGGTCAAGTTAATATAAATATCTGAGCCGCCTTGACGCTTAATCTCCGCTAACTTGTCAGGGTTGTATTCCCCGTTACGCTGCCTTAGACAATCAAGCATGCGCTCTTCAATTGTTCGTTTTGCTTCACGCGCCGACTCCCAGCGCTTTCGTGCGTGCGCAGCCAGTCCTTGGATAACAGGCGTAGCCTGCATATCTGTGTTGCGTTTTTGAGATTCCCGCTCCAAATCACGGGAACGAGCTACTGGAATGAGTGCGATGCCTGAAGCCATCAGTCGTCCTTAAATAGTTACCGCATTGTACCGCCCACTGTCAAGTGGTCAAGTGTATGCGTATGAAGATTTTTTAATTTCACGACGTTTAGCCTCAAGTCCTAGCCCTCTTATGTTCATGTCGATGACTGACGCCCCGTATTGCAACGCATCGTGTATGTGACTCGACTCGTTCTTGTCTGGGCTGTCCTCCATCTCACCGTTCTTCTTCACTTTATACCGGTAGCCAGAGCGAAAACCTTTTATAAGCGAAGTACACCGCGGGTCTATGAGAAACATCGCCTTACCCTCAAGTTGTCTGGACAGCAGTCTCTCAACGGCCTCAATGCGAAGGTCTGGCTTGTTTGTCGGGGGCTTAATGCACTTAAAACCCGCATTTTTCAGTGCGTCCACGAGTGTCATCTCGTTAAGCTGCTGCTTCATAAACCCTGCTGGGTCAGGCGCTGCAATGAACTGGTATCCCGAATATGTGTTGGAAATATGCGGCTGCAGGCGTGTGGTTATAAACGTCTCAATGCCCATATTCTCACTGGTAAGCTCAGAGAGCACCAGCACGCGCCCGCGCGGGTCACGCTGCATAAACACTGCCGCGGGTGTGCGGCCAAAGTCAATCCCGATGGTGATGGGGTAGTCCATGTTCTGTATAGGTCGGATGTTGTCCTTGGCCACGTGAAAGTCCTGTGTGAACGTCTTCTGATACACCGGTGTGCCCGACAGAGACCTGCCCCACTTACCGTGCACGTACACATCAATCCAGTCCTCGCTCTTACCCTCGCACAAGTCCTCGTAGTAGTGGGATGGTAAGTGCTGTACCCAGTCTGCCTCTTCGCTGAGACCACTCGGTTGGATCGTCACGTGAACTTTATCTGGGTCAGCATTGGTGAGATACTGCTCCCAGTGTGCGTCCATGTCCGGCGGGTTGGTCGCGCCCCAGACTTTCTTCTGCTGCACACCGTTGTCATCCACGCATCCTTGCACGGGATTACCCTTATCATCTACGCCCCACTGGGTGCGGTGCGGCACCATCATCCCGTTGGGGTATCTACCTAGACGACCAGTGAGCGCGTCGAACACGTCGGAGTTTATCTCACGCACCTCGTCCACCATGGCGAACGATAACTGCAGCGAAAGCAAGCGACGCACGTCGTTGGCGTCGTCCAAACCTCGGAACAGCACGTCACATTCCACGTCGTCAAAGCGAAGCGTGAAGCGAAGTTCCGTTCTGTGGTAAATCCCAGCTTGTCCTTCTGGGAACAAACCTAAAAAATCCTTGATCGTCGAGTCCAGCAACATCTGACGTGTGTTACGAACTACCGCGCAACGAGAGCGGCGGATACCATCCGCGCATGCTGCGACTTTCCGCGCCTCGATGGGAATCTTCATCAAGGACGCTGTCGTTTTTGTCGAACCCACGGGCCCAACGATGAATGATTGAAACTTATCTGAGAGTAGGTAGGGCGTTACGGACTGTACTGGGGTGTAGTTAACGCTCATGTGTAGTCATCCCCAGCGTACTCGTAATTTTCGTCTTCGACCAGCAAAATCGGGGTGTATTCGGCTATTTTTGACGTTTTTACGCCGATTTCAGGGGTTTCAGCCTCCAAAACAAGGGTCTGTTTAGCTGAATTTGCAGTGCTTGGGATGTTAATTGTGATCGAAAAACCCGGGCCAGCAGTCGAAATTGCACTGTTTTTAGGCTTCAAATCACCCCATTCAACGAAGTTTTCGATGATTTTTGCCCTCACAGCCGCTGGTGTGTCGGGGTCTCGCACCATATGGTACGCCGTAGGTAGTAAATCCTCTGCAAGTATGCGGGACTTGGCAGCAAATGAGAATCCGCTCTCCTGCATTTCCTTGGTATAGCTGTCCACATACCTCTTGAACTGTGGATTCGCAGAGATAGCATCGTATTCTGATTGCGTCAAGCCTTCACTCGCAAGAATCTCCGTAATAGGGCGTGCAGCCCCCACGGTATTTCTAGCAACAGCAAGTGCAAGTTCGCGCAACACCTGATCGGCATTGATGGAATTGTTCATGGGCGGAATGTACCATGGTTTTTTAAACAGTGTCTATAGAAAATTAGCTGAAAAATTTTGGGTTGTCAAGAGGGGGCTTGGGGGGTAGAATATTTTAAATTGTAAGGTTGTTGTGTGCGTGTTAGGTATCAAAAAATTGACCTTGTTCTGAGAGTGACGGG